TTGAAGGGATACTTTGAGGAACATAACAGGTTGATCAAGAAGGATGATAAACCTAAGAAGAGTGGTAAGAAGACTATTGACTTTTACGAAAAGTAAGCCACAGGGTACAAAAAACAAAAAACATAGCCAGGGGTGGGTTGTCCCCAAATCTCTCAGCCAATAGAGCGCACACTACGCTGTATTGGACGAGCTTAATTTCCTGTTGTGTTTTGACCATCGAACGTTTCATAGACCCCCTAGATTTTTGAAGACCTGTGACGGCTGTACTTATTTTACCAATTGTTCCGGGTATCTCTGTCGTCTTCATGAATATATCACCAACATCCACAGATTCAATTATCTGTTGTTGGATGAGGGGTTCCAGGTACGTGAAGTAGTTAAAGTCTGGATCTAATTTGAGACAAATACCCTCTATGGTGGAAAAGGCTTTGGCGAGGTACACGAAACTACTGGGTACGACGAATGGTTTTTCCACGGCGAGTTGTGCCGCTAGGTCATCATTTACAATTCCGGAACCATCTAGGGTTTCCAGGTATCCCAATATAGTTTCAAAGAAGAGTTCGATATCTGAGACATCCGAAGACGTTGGAACGATCACACCTAATTTGACCAGGGTATCAACTATACCAGCTGTATCCCGCATGATTATAAATCCAAATAGTTTTGTGAACCCATCCCTAAGTTCTTCAGAGAGGGGTACGAGCAGACCAAAATCATAAAATACAAGTTTCCCCTTGGATGAGAATCCCAGGTTACCGGGGTGTGGGTCGGCGTGGAAGAGACCATTATCCATAGTCTGAATAACATATGAGTTAATTAGGGCTTCGCATATCTTCTTCTTGTTCACCCTCTTGTCAGTGATTTCAGTCAATTTGGTGGAGGGTACGTATTCCATGACGATCATCTCATCATTGGAGTACTTTTTGTAGACTCTCGGGACCTTTACCCATTCAACATCTTTCATACTTTTCCGGAACTTTATAGCATTATCAATTTCCTGTTTGTAATCTGCTTCCCCTAAGAGGTACTCTATAGACTCATTGAGAACTGAACCAGAACTGTTCCCTGTATCAATACCAAATCGTTCCAACAAATGTACAATTTCCCGAATATTATCTGTATCCTCCTTCATGATATCCAGGATTCCTGGACGTTTTAATTTTACAACAACTTTTTGACCGTTATGAAGTACAGCCATATGGACTTGGCCAATACTCGCAGATTTAAATGGTACAGGGTCAAATTCTTTAAAAATATCATAATCTACAATGGTATCGAATTCCACGGGAGGGACATTATCCTGAAGTGATTCCAACTCCCTTGTAAATTCAGGTGGGTAGAGATCCGCTCTCGTGGAAGCGATTTGACCTAATTTTACAAACGTTGGACCAAGTTCGAGAAGTTCCGCCCTTGTCCATTTACCAAGTTCAGATTTGTTTTGTACAGTGGAGTTTTTCCATAAAAATTTGGCGGTAAATTTCCATGTTTTTACTTTACGATTGACTGGTACAACCGGGCTATGTTGTGCTATACATAACATCCTACCTTACCCTTATTTTTTAATTTTTTTCTTAACTTACTTTAATGATAAAGCTTTCAAGTTTTCTAGGTCCCTTGAGTAATCAAACTGAGAAGACTATCAGGAGTCAACCAATCCTCTTTACCCTAATCATTTTGTATCAAGGTCTGTTCTCTGGTAATGCCATCAAAATCCCTGAAAATCTCAGAATCCTCTTTAACAGTAAGATATTCAGATTTGTATCTCTTATGGCTATCGCTTTTAGTGCGACACAAGACATTGAATATGCACTCATATCAACAATGGTTTTCTTGACAATCATGTATGCCATAAAGACCCCAGAGGAACGCAAGACTCAGGGTTTCATTTAAAATATTTACAAACTATAAATGGCACTTACGAAAACTCTGAGTCTCAATTTTGTGGTTATTCTACTTTTTACACTCATGTATTTTACCATCTCCAAGGTGGGTGGTGAACAATTTAATGGATTAGATAAGGAATCCAGCTTCTTGGATCATCTCTACTTTGCCTTCACCGTTCAGTCCACAGTTGGTTTTGGTGACATCTACCCCATTAGCCCTATGGCTAAGATGGTAGTCATGGTTCAGCAATCTGTTCTCATTTTGGGCGTTCTCGAACTCCTCTCTGAGGCTAGTCCAACTGTCGTCAAACAAATGGTTCCAAATGCGATGCGAAAAATGATCTAAGCGTATTTTAAATGTGGCAAACATTCATAATTTTGTATTTGTCTTATCTCATCTTAGGCCCACATTGGGAAACACGACTCGTAAAAGGTGAAAAACTTAGAATCGTTAAAAGTCTGACAGAGTTTGGAAGGAGGTCAATCTTCATTTCCTATGTAGCACTTCTCTTTGTCTCATGGTTTCTTTACAAACCAAGTATGACAAGTTTTATGGGTGCCCTCATCATGACTGGTGCAGCGACAGCTGGGTTTTACCTCAAGTATGGAAGGGAGACGATCCCCATGCATCTCTTCCTAGTCCTGTTTGTCATTTACAGAGGTATGAACTTCATGAATACGCAATTATGGTTAACCTTAGCCCTCCTAGTCTTTTACACGTTCACCCACGAAAAATTATATATCGGCTAAAAGTAGAATGAAAGTTCATATAGTTGGAGCTGGCCCAACCGGGATGTCCCTCGCCTGGGAAATACTCAGGTCAGGTGACCACGATATTACAATCTATGATAGGAAGTCTTCAGCGGGTGGATCATGGTGGGAGCCCACCGAAGATGTTAGGGATCTTCATGCACATCGTATAGTATTTGACAAAGCGTTTGTCAATACCCAAAGTCTTTTTGGGGAAATGGGTATCAAATGGAACGATATATTTGAACCAGTCCAAAAAGATATCTACGGATTCTTGTTTCGTTCGTTGTCCCTAAAAGACTACGGGGCCTTGACATCTCTATCTGCTAGAGTACTTACCAAACCCCAAAAGTACAAGGGTGTCTCCCTCAAAGAAGCCCTAGGTCCATTGAGTGAGGGTGGGCAGCGCCTATTAGAGCATCTCCCCCTCATCATGGATGGTGTCACTTGGGATGTCATGTCTGCTTGGGAGTTTGTAAAAAGTTTTGATCACGTGGCTCTTTCCAGGCAGTATACACAGAGAGTCTCTGGTAAGGTCATGTGTGACGCGATGCAGAAAGCTTTAGAAGATGTTGGTGTGGAGTTTGAGTTTGAAAAGGAGTTGACAGGTGTTGAGTACATGGATGATGGATATACAGCCGAATTCTCTGATAGAACTACAATCGGTGATGGAATGTTATTCTTGTGTTTGGACAACAGTCCAGCCCTAAAACTTTTGGGGGACAACTGGGGTCCCGAGGCTGAAAAGAAGGTTCGTGAGAGTACCTACGGCTGTATAAATCTCCTGTTAGATTTTGATGAACCCATAGAACTTAAGGATGATTTGGAAATTGCCGCGACAACAAAATTAAACCTCCAACCAGTCGTTCTTTCGGATGATAAGACAGTTTCATGTGTCATTTGTGACCTAACAGAAGAGATTCTCACGACATCACCAGAAGAGCTGAGGACCCTCATACTCGGTGAACTTGACGTACCTTTACCTAGGGAGATGAGGTTTGGATGGGGTGCAAATTGGGATGGTGAGCGTTGGCAATTCTCCCAATCCTCAGGGGTCCTAAGCCTCTATGATCAACTTCCCTTCTTTGGTAAGTGCCCCAACGTAGCGATGTGTGGTATGATGTCACCAAGAAACACACCATATTCCAGTATTGAGGCGGCTGTGGAGGTGTCTAGGACCCTAAGTCATAAATGCTTTGGAACTCGGGAACCTTTGAATCCCCTTCTCCTCACACAAGTTGTGTCAATGACACTTTTAGTGCTTATAGTTTTAATTCTCATATATCGTAACAGAAACCTATGAAGTTTCTAGCAAAAGTACACACACCCATGTATGACCATAACGATAAGAAATACATTCGTTTGGTCATTCCTGAAAATTGTGCTGAAATCGTAAAGCGTGTGCAACTCAACAAAGCATGGATGGTAAAAAATCAACATTTGGACGACCCATTAGATGGTATGATTCTCACCGCGAAAGTTCCATTCCGTTATAGGAGAGTGATGTGTGAGGTCAGGGGAGGACCTATCCAATCTCTTATAAAAGATGATGAAGCTGAAGTTGAGATAGATTTTAAAGGAGTTTGGAATATCGGTAATTACAGTGGATTTTCGTGGGTAATTAAATCATGTGACACGAAGCACTAATCCATTCCTTAGTCGTTGGCTCTTCCGCCTGCTCACACGTACCTTCCGTCTGCTCACACGTACCTTCCGTCTGCTCACACGTACCTTCCGTCTGCTCACACGTACCTTCCGTCTGCTCACACATACCTTCCGCCTCCTGACGCTCGCGCATTTCTGCTTCGTAACGCTCAAGTTTACGCAAATCTTCATTAATTTTATCCTCACGCTTCTTAAGGAATTCTACCCTCTCATTGTGAGTATCTTCTGCACCCTGTCGCAATTTATCTTGTTCTTCCGTTGTCATAATATATTCAATTCCAGCATCACGAAAACCTTTGAATGTAATTAGACAACCTTCTAAACGAAGAATTTCATTTTTTTCCTTGTTAATTTCTTCCTGAATTTCCTCAATATGTCTCTCCGTATCTTTGATATTATCTTGATATTGTTTAATAGCATTTTCAATTCTTTGAATATTGTCTGAAACGAATACAGGGTCTGACATTATAATAACATAAAGTTACTAATCTTTAATATAGTAAATGTTGACAAGAACCGGGTATCTGGTAAACGAAGGACCAATCCCGGAAATTAAAAGGGATCTTACGGTAAGACCACAGGTCAACGGAGATTATGGATTTCCTCCACCGCCTTTCAAGGTTTTCAGAACAACTAAGAATGGAGTCTGCGTTCCAAGATTCTACGGAACTTCTAAGGTTGGAAACCCAAAGGAAGACCGAAGACCTGAACCGACTAAATCAAATGCCAAATTTGTCGGTCAGCTCAGAGACGCAACCCATCAAAATGAAGCATTGGCATCAGCAATTGAAGCAGGTCACGGTATCCTGTCTCTGCCATGTGGGTATGGCAAAACGACGGTATCCCTGGCCATAGCTTGTAAGTTGGGGTATCGTACAATGATTGTTGTTCATAAACAGTTCCTCGCAGACCAATGGAGAGAACGTATCCAACAGTTTTGTCCAGGTGCAACTATTGGAATCGTCCAACAGGATAAGAAAGAAGTTAATTGTGACTTTGTGATTGCTATGCTCCAATCTCTCTCCCTTAAGGAGTATTCATTCAGTGATTTTGATTCTATAGGAACTTTAATCGTAGATGAAGCTCATCACATTTGTGCAAAGGTGTTTTCTCAATCTCTATTTAAAATGTGCCCCAGGCATATTTATGGTCTATCGGCAACCCCAGAAAGAAAAGATGGATTGACGAAAGTACTTCATTGGTTTATGGGACCCACATTCTTTGCGGTTGAGAGAAAAAATCAGGAGCAGGTTGAGGTATTCCCAATTACATACGAGTCGTTCAATTACAGAAATCCACCACCCTCAATGAGAAATGGAAAGGTTTCAATGCCCAATATGATCACAGAAGTTGTTGAAGATAGGAAGAGGAATCAAATGCTAGTAGAACTTGTGAAAAAGTCTTCAGCGGGTACCAGACAACTTCTAGTTCTAAGTGACCGTAGACAGCATTGTGAAATGCTTCATCAATGTTTCCCAAAGACTTCGGGTCTCTACATGGGTGGTATGAAGGAGGCTGACCTCCAGGCTTCTTCAAAGAAGAAGATCATATTTGCGACGTTCTCACAGGCACATGAAGGTTTGGACATACCAACCCTAGATACAGTCATTCTAGCTTCTCCAAAATCGGATATTACTCAAAGTATTGGTCGTATAATGAGAGAAACAAAAGGTAAGAAAAATAACCCCCACATCTATGACATTCACGATCCATGGTCACTCTTCACAGCTATGTACTATAAGAGAATGAAGATCTACCGCCAAGGTGGTTTCAAAATCCATGGTAAACCAATTCAGGAAAAAAAGGAGGACTTCCCTCAGGGAAAGTGCCTATTTTTATAATCTGAACAACTATTAAATGTCTGGTGCATTAATTCAGCTCGTATCTAGAGGTGTTCAAGATGTTTATCTTAATAGTGACGAGGGACATTCCTTTTTTCGTATGAAGTTTACGAGGCATACAAATTTTTCACAAGCCCCAAAGTTCATCAAGACTGTTACAGATAAAGACCCCGTTTTTACCGTTCCGGTTTTAGGTGATCTTGTAAATTGCTTATGGTTTGAAGGTTTTGAGAAGAACTCTAATGTTTCTTCGAATCTTCTTTATAACTCTACTATTGATCTCTTTATCGGTGGTCAGAAAATAGATTCTCAGCATTATGATTATTTTGCCGATATATGGCCCAATTATCTCGCGGATTCGTGGACAAAGTCTCAAGAATTGACAAACAAGACAAGTATTTCTCATAGAAATTTTCAACCCCTCCATTTTTTCTTTTGTGATCATGGAGCATTTCTACCACTAGTGTCACTTGCACATCATCAGGTTGAAGTTAAAATTAATTTTGATCAAAGTAGTCTGTCTGGTTATAATGATTCACAAAAACGCATCAATGTCTATGCAAATTACGTATATTTAGACAAAGATGAACGAGAATCTATGGTGAAGAGACAGATGGATTTTGTTATCACACAGACGCAAAAAATTGATTATGCGGTATCTAACGTTTTCAACAATCAGATAGAATCTGGTGGATACAATGACTTTGATATATCATACTTCAATCACCCAGTTAAATCTATATTTTTTGGATATAGCGCAACTAATATTGATCCCACGAATGATCGTTTCACTTTCAAAAACGCTGATATACAAATAAATGGAACACCTCTACTAGAAAATATGTCACCAACTTATTTTCACACCGTACAAAATTATTACAAGTCTAAATACGGTGTATCAGATTATAGAGTTGATTCAGAAGATCTTATGTATACTCGTTACTTTGCATATCACTTTGGTCTAAATGTATCAGACTACAACCCATCTGGTAGCTGCAATTTCAGTAGACTCGATAACGCTAAACTTATATTACGTGGTGTGGAGAAAGGTGTACTTAGAGCAGACCAAAACGAAATATATGTATTCGCTGTGAATTATAACGTTCTCAGGATCAAAGATGGTTTGGCTGGAATTTTATTCGGAAACTAAAGTATAGATGGGTAGAACAGCTAGGTTCGAACAGATTTATGTTGCAAGTCTAGAAGCAGAACCCGTTGAATCTGAGACTCTCACAGGAGTTAACAGTATTCTAACTAGAGAGATTGAAGCAAATGAGATTAAACTCGTTGCTTCAGATGGTATTAAAGGTCGTTTAGCTTTAGCGAATAACACACCAGTAAAGCAATTCTCTGTTGGTAACAAACTTTTCATAGATAAAGATGATTCAATTGTTTTTAATCTTCAGGGACAAGGTAACGCGCAGCGTTTTTACGCAGAAAATCAGTTGGCTGTGGGTACTAAAACCCCAACAAATGCATTTCAAATTAATGATGGTGCATCCCAAAAAGTAATTGTAGATTTGACTGGTCGTGATCTTATGACAGTTAACGGTAACCTCGTTGCGACAAATGTTATTATTGATGATAAACTCACGTTTGGTTCTAATCTCGTAATTGATGGACTTGCATCCAATATCATCACCGTGAATGGTGGTATGAAAACGTCAAATCTGAGTGTTGGTTCAAATGTAATCATATCTGATGCAGGTTATGGTAGTAGTGAGTATCCAAACAATGTAGCTGTCCTCACGGGTAATGTCACCATTGATGGTGGTATGTATCTATATGGTAACACCCGGATGTATGGTAATCTTTATGTAAAGGAAACCGCGACATATGAACGTATCATAAATTTAGTTGTTGCTGATACAACTATCAATTTCGGTCAAGGTAATGATGGCACGAATGATCCGACTCTCTTGTTTACACATGACCAAGACGAATCAAATGTTGCACTCGGTTTTAGAATTGGTGATAGAGGGAGGGAAATGGCTTTGTTCCAAACAACTGGTGGTCCATTAGATTCAACATTCACTGTTGATGATTCTTTATCTACAAATCTTCACATATTTGGTGATATATATACATCCAATAATGTTGGAGTTGCGAATACATACCCTGTTCACAATTTATGTGTAGGATCTAACCTTTTCGTTGAAGATACAGGTTCCAATGTTCTAGAAGTACATGGAAATACATATACACAAAAACTAAAAGTAGGAAATGGTGGTATTTCGGTTGGAAATCTCCTCACTATGTCACCGGGTGTGGAAGCACCTGTGGTGATAAACAGTAATGTACAGATGAATGCTTTACGCACGACGGGTACAGATCCATCTGGTATATCTAATTTAGCTCCTAAGGACACACTGTCAATAGGTGCAAAGATATATGTTAACCTAACAGCCGCAAATACTCTCACAATTTTTGGTAACACTATGACAACAAATCTAATTACACAATCTATTAGTTCAACTTCCAATATAACGGTTCACGCTGACAGATATGGTGGTGATAGTCTTGTAAATCCACTTATCCTCAAATCTGGACCAACATCTTCAAATGTGAGCTCTATAGATATATATGGTGCGAGTACTTCTAACACCCATCAAAATATCAGGTTTACAACAAAAAACCGGGAACAAATGAGAATTTCATCATCGGGTAATATCGGTATTAATCACACAAATCCATCACAAAAACTTACTGTGTGTGGAAACGTTCACACACAAGGTAGCAACGTGTTAATGCTTGGAAACACATGGGGAACAACTGCAAACACATCTATGCAAATATTTTCAGATCCCATCGTTGGTGAAAACAAAGTTCAGAATATTGTTGGAAGTGGTAAAGGTCTCAATTTTTATACTAGTACCACACCCGTTATGGGTACACCCAAACTCGTCCTATTGGAATCGAGTAATGTGGGTATCAATGTTACAAATCCCATTGGAAGACTTCATACGTCGGGTGGTAGCGTGTTAATAAATGATCAAGTTACAAGACGTGGTACATATGTTCACCAAGAAACACCGATGGTAATCACCAACACACACCCGATCGTAAGTACAACTGATATGGGTCGTGTATTAGACCTGACCCGTGAAGGTGACGGTATAGAACACGGAGTACGAGCATCATTCAAATTGGGAAAACATGAGACCGCGGATGGAACTTCTAGATCGCGTCTTGATCTTTATTTAGCGAGTGATAACTACCAAACTGATGCTGATGTCATGACATTCCTGAGTTCTGGAAAGGTTGGAATTGGTAGCACACAACCTTCTGCGTATCTTGAGGTCATAGGTTCGGGTTTCGCAGATCCACAAGAAAACGGTATCCTCTTACATAACCACGATGATGGTGATGCTATTGTAGCAGTGGAAACCAAATTAAATGTGGGTAATGCATTTACAAGTTATATACTTGAAGATGGTGGAGCCCTCACTGGATGGTCTGCAGGTGTGACTAACAGCGACGATTTCAGAATTACGGAGAATTACAGAAGAGTTTTGGATCCCTCTGCAACAGCTCTCTTCATAAGTAGTGCACAACGTGACGTGGGTATAGGTACAGACGTTCCCCGTGGAAAGTTGGAAGTCGCTGGTAACGTTGTCATAGGAAATCAGCTCAGTTTTAGCGGTGTCACTGGTCAGGAATTTGGTAACACCCACATTATAGAGAGGCGTTACACTGCTGCTCAACCTAGAAGTGAATTGGTATTATTTAAGGGTAATAATAGCGGTTCGGTTGATCAGGGTCCTGATAGAATTAGACATATTGCCGCTGAACACGTATTCCAAACATATAATAGTTCTGGTGACGCCTTATATGGTGATAACGAAATCCTCGCAACTATGGATGGTCAAACCAATAAACCTCTCACAATTACAGATCTTGGAAATCCCGGTATAGTTGTAATCGGTGGTAATAGAGATACAGCCAAGAATAGAGAGTCGGGTACTAGATTAGTTGTGAATGGTGATATTGAGTTCGATGGTGGTGGTTCGTTCAAATTGTCGGGTTTAGAATTTTCTACCAGCGACTTGGGTTATAACATTATCAGAAATGTATTGGATGGTGCTACACGACGTCCACTTACATTTGTTCACGAATTAGACAGTTTAACTGATACAGAGTTTGCTCGGTTTGATGAAAATGGGAGATTAGGTTTAGGTACATCATCTCCAACCTCCAATATACATGTTTATGACACAACACCTGGTGATGTGGACATCATGAAACTTCAAAGTATAGGCGAAGACAAAAGTGTTAATATACAAATACGTACAAACGATGGTGAAGGTGGTTTCATTTCAGGATTCAGTAACGTTGATAATAGTACAACGGGACTATCTTTGGGTGTAGCTAATAATAGCATCATTACAACTTGTCTTAACCTTGTTAACACAAGTAACGTTGGTATAGGAACACCTTCACCCGCTCGGCAATTACATGTTGTTGACCACAGAAATGCACTTCTTGGTGGTACAGCGGTTATGAGGGTAGAAAGTATAACTTCAAACGCTAGTATAGAGCTAACAACAACTGGTGGAAGTTCTAATATTTATTCGGATAAAACCGGTAATGTATATATTCAACCATCTTCTCCAGATGAACCTGTCACATTTGTAAAGAGTGATCTTTCAATCACTGGTGCACTTGAAGTAGGTGGAATTATTGACTTTAACACTATCGGTGTCGGTTTGAGTGGTGCGACACCCTCAACAGATCTTGAAATCGGTGGTGGTAGTATCTTGGGTTCTAATGAAGTTTCTCGTAAAACGTATTCCAAGACTTTCACTGTGACATCGGGTAACGCTAAAAATATTCAATTAATGTTTGGTAAAGGGTCGTTTTATGCGAGAGTAACTGCAATTCTGAGGAGAATAGATGCTGCAGAAGTTGGTGATCCGGTAGGAGGTACAGTGAAAGATATAAATACAATGGTCCTTGATTTACAAGGTGGTAATGGAGACGAAAGCCAACCATCTTTAGATATAGAAGAAGGTGGACTAACACTATTTGGTGGTACTAATAGTTTTCCTTGGGATCCAATTGTAGAGTATGGCCAGAGAGGTGTTACTCTGACACCGTACAATGTTGACGTTGAAAGAGTTTATGCGTATGATATTTTCGTAGAATTAACCACTGCGTGTGGTGGAAAACTCGAAAAAATAACACGAGATTTTAAAGTTGCTGGCAATCTTGACAATGGTCTTGGTGGTCAGACAGAGATTACAAGTTTTGACTACTAATCAATTTTACCATTCGGGGGAGACCCAAAGGTAGAATCAATTTAAATTATGCCCTGATGGAATCAGAGACGGCTAAAAATAGAACGCCGACAATGAAAGCCATGACGACGTAATTACACTCACTTTCTTCTAGACCAATTTCTGACTTGACCTCAGCCTTCTTTGTGACGACGGGCTGTTCGCGTCGTGTAGGAGGTTCTAGTTCCTCCAGGGGACAGTAACCTATCATTTATACTTTAGTTAGAGATTAATTTCAGTCTTCTTCTTTCGGCGGGTTCTTTTTGGTTTGGAATCACCTACCGAAACCTGTTTAACCTCACCACCTGTGGATTCTCCTGAAATAGAGACAATGTCGGAAACATCATCATCATCCTGCTCAGGTAGTGGGACCGAGTTACTGGTAGACATAGTGGTGTTCATAGGTGGAGGTGGTGGCATCATTATACCACCCATAAGACTGGATATATCTAAGCCCGGACCCTGCATCTCATATTGTCCGGTGCCACCTACCGGAGCGGTGTCAGCTGGACCCGATGGGGATCGGGTCGTGTTCTGAACCGCGGACATCATATTCTTTACTAGGTCTGGGTTCTGCTTGAGAACATCATTCATATTGGGGAGAGCGCTCTTGAACATAGAGTTTGTGAGGTGGAACATCATTGCGGAACCACCAAGCATCATGATAAGCTTGACCTCAGGGGCAACGTTGACCTTGGATCGGTACTTCACATAAAGCTCTTCAAAGACACCATCATAGTCATCAACATTCTCCATGATAGACTCAGACCAACCCTCTAACTGAATCTCAAAGGGGTTGTAGCGTTTGTTAAGAAATTCCAAACCAGTCACACAGGCCACTAACATACGACGAGAAAACCGAATAGACTGTTCAACATCAATGCTATAGGTAATTCTCTTAACTTCAGTGCGAAGATCCTCAACGCTAGAATAAGCATTGAGTCTCTTGTTCACATTAAATCCCTTTTTCTCAAGACGACCCAATTTATTAAGAAGATCACTCTTTTCTTCATCTACGGAATTGTATCCCTTGGAGGGTGCCTCTTCATTCTGAAGTCCAGATCCCTGGTCAGCATCATCAAAAAACATTGGTTCATCTTCACCGTAGTCAACTTCTTCATCCACTTGTGGCTGAGTAGGAGCCGACTGTTTGTTTGGGTTGACAAAAGCATCCATGGACTCTTGGTGCTGCATCTGGGGTTGATGCGAAGGGGGGTCTCTGCTGGTTACAGGACGACGCACGGGCTGAGGGCGAGAACTAGAAATTTCAATTTCATCCATGAGGGCCTGTTCATCAGCATCTAGTTTCATAACATTAGTGCTTCCACGATCAATGACAATTTCTTCGTCCATCTACTCTCTATATGGAAACTATTAATTAACCTTTAACGCATTTTTAAAAAATATATATGTACAATATAAATGTATAACCTCAATCGCGCCAACCGAAATGCTCTCATCTCTATTTTCAGTCTAATTGCCGTGATTTTTGTACTTGGTATCTTCAAGACTACCAGTAACTACCAACCTAGACCAATCGTCATCAAGGCTATCAACGAGAAGTCTCTCTTTGACCTTGATCACCGTGTTGAGTGTGCTCCTGGTAATGCCCTGGGTAGCCCCTACACCAAGAGTCTTACTCCAGGTGGCCTCTGTGGTGCCCAAAAAGTCGTGTCCGAGCAAGCCGGATATGAGATTGAGGATGGAATCGGTGGATCTTTAATCTAAGCTATTATAAATGGCTTTGGTTACTTCTCCCCAAACTATTCCAGATCTTGATTATGAATATCATGTCATAACTGTTGATTCCATTGGTCAAGACAGCGCCAACACTTTTACTTGCCATCTCCAGCAACCCCTCAAAAATGTTGTTCAGGCTAGACTCCTCGCCGCTCACATTCACTCCAACGTTGTCACAGAACACTGTTATGTTTCTGTTGAAGAATTGGATACCATCTTTAACGACAGAGCTTCCAATGTTCTCACTGGACAGTCTCATCTGAGTATGCTTAGAGGCTCCTTCGCGAGTATCGTGACAGATGGTACGACCCACGAGGCCGGTAACTCCCTCATCAGCTTCAAGGACAACTATCCCATCGTTAGCCAATATGTGAACCCAATCAGAAGAATTGATCGTCTCAGTGTTACGATTAGAGATCAAACTGGTACCACTATCAAAAATTCCACAGATAATGGTGCCAACTTTTTAATTTTTAGATTTGTGTGTAGAAAACCAAACTTGTAATTTTCTCCCTTTAAAGTAGTAATAAACATGTCTTCTGGTATTGTTCAATTAGTAGCAATCGGTGCCCAGGATGAGTACATCATGGGCAACCCGGAGATATCGTTTTTTAATTCCACGTTTAAAAGACACTCCAATTTTTCACAATCCGTTGAGAAGCAGACGATACGCGGAGATGTGAAAAATAACTCGATGTCAAGTGTTCAGATTGATAAATCTGGTGATATGCTTGGCTATATTTACCTCACCATAGATGATACCAATCAAGCTATAGACACTTCTCGTTGGGATCTTCTCATTGATAAGGTTGAACTGCTCATCGGTGGTTCTGTAATTGACAGTCAGGACTCTAATTTCACTGAAAACATTGCGATAGATACATTCGCTCAAAACGTTTCTAGATCCGCTATAGGTACACATGCAGGTGTGAGTGCACGTTCTTACTTTTACCCACTTCGCTTCTTCTTTTGTGAAGGTCCACAATGTGCACTTCCTCTCGTGGGTTTAAACTACCACAATGTGGAGTTGAGAATTTATTGGGGTAGTCTAGCCTCCAAATACAATTTTGAAATGTATGCAAACTATTACTATCTAGACAACGAAGAGAGGGGAAATATGGCTACCCGAACCCATGATCTTCTGATTACACAGGTACAAAAAAATATACCAGGTGGAGAGACCACACAAGATCTTATATTCAATCACCCAGTTAAATATATCGCATCATCCGATACAACTACTGATGGTGCCCTTACTTCACCAACAAATAAAGTAAAATTAAGCATAAATGGTGTTGAATTAACCAATTATAAATGGGGTAAACCCCACTTCATTGATGTGATGAACTATTATCATACAAATTTTGTAACCTCACCAGACTTCTTCCTCTACTCTTTCTGTCTCATGACAAGTTCTCTACAGCCAACTGGTACACTCAACTTCAGCCGAATAGAGTCAGCCAAAATCATGAGTGAAAATTTACCCATAAATGACCCAATTTATGCTGTCAATTACAATATCCTCCGTATACAAAATGGGATGGCAGGTCTTCTCTACGCAAATTAATTTACCACTCTATATTAAATGGTCAAGAACTTACCTACAGTGGAAAGATCTACCAAAGTTAGGTTTGGTAAGCATGTCCCAGATTCTATAGAACAGGAGGAAAATACTATCGTCTTCAATGCGAGTAATGTTTTAGTTCCAACACCATATAGTAACGCTGTGTATTTGTCACCAATCAGAAATAGGACTGATTATACAGCTCCAGAGATTGTACTTCTGATGTATGATCGTAATACTAAGGAGATCACAGAGTCTGGTGAGTCTGCAAATGCTCTCATCGGTGGTTCTACGCTTGATACTGTAGTCAATCGTAATAACACCACATCAAATACTGTTCAATTCATAGGTGGGGGTATGTTAGAAAATGACGTTTCTTTTGTCACCGATTCAAATATTGGTATTTCAAATTTACTCCCACAACACACCGTGAGTGTTGGCTCAAACCTCTACATTGATGATGTGGGTTCAAACGTGCTCGTCGTTTCCGGTAACGTAGCCATTTTAGATAGTCTCGTAGTTGACGGAAATCTTCGTGTAAACGGGGGTACCACTGTGATCTATACAGAAAATACTACGATTAGGGATCCTCTTATTGAACTTGGAACAAATAATGGATCGAGTGATACAACCCTTGATTTAGGTATTTTGATGCATAGACCACACGCGTTATCAAATGTAGTTATTGGTTACCGAGAGGACACTGATGAATTTGCTTTAGCTTATACAGACGCGAAACCAACTGATACCACATTTACCCCCAAGACTGATGAAGACATTAATGTACATGTGTATGGTCTCACCCATGTTGATGCTAATATTTACGCACACGAAGATGTCCTTGTCACTGGTAATACCTACATATCTGGTAATGTTGTAGCCTCCAAGGACTTTACCCTAACCGGGAATGCCTATGTAAGTGGTAATGTGGTGGCCTCCAAGGACTTTACCCTAACCGGGAATGCCTATGTAAGTGGTAATGTGGTGGCCTCCAAGGACTTTACCCTAACTGGGAATGCCTACGTAACTGGTAATGTTGTAGCCTCCAAGGACTTTACCCTAACTGGTAATGCCTATGTAAGTGGTAATGTTTCTATTACTGAAGAATTAACTGTTAGCAATAACGTATATGCTGATAAAGACCTAGAAGTTGTGGGTAACGTCTATGTTGATGGAAATGTAGTTGCCTATAAAGACTTTACACTAACTGGGAATGCCTATGTAACGGGTAATGTTGTAGCCTCTAAGGACTTTACACTAACTGGGAATGCCTATGTAACGGGTAATGTTTCTATTACCGAAGAGCTAACTATATCAAATAATGTGTATGCCGACAAAGACCTTGAAGTTGTGGGTAACGTATATGTGGATGGAAATGTTGTAGCCTATAAAGACTTTACCCTAACCGGGAATGCCTATGTAACGGGTAATGTTGTAGCCTCTAAGGACTTTACTCTAACTGGGAATGCTTATGTAACGGGTAATGTTGTAGCCTCTAAGGACTTTACTCTAACTGGGAATGCCTCTGTAACGGGTAATGTTGTGGCCTACAAAGACTTTACCCTAACTGGGAATGCCTATGTGAGTGGTAACGTCTCTATTACAGAAGAATTGACAGTTAGCAACAACGTATATGCCGACAAAGACCTTGAGGTAATGGGTAACGTCTATGTAGACGGAAATGTAGTTGCCCACAAAGACTTCACTCTTACTGGTAATGCTTATGTCACCGGTAACGTCAATATCACAAATCAACTAACTGTCACTAATAACGCCTACGTCACTGGAAATGTTGAAGTAACCGAGGCCCTTATTGTGAGTGGAAACACCCACCTTGAGGGTGACAATGTCTTCATCACCCACACAATGGACTTTTTGGATCCCACCACCGCCATTGTCACGGATCAGGTATCAAATGTTCAGATCCGTTTGGGTCAATTGGAGAATGTGGCAAACACTGCTTCAAATCCACTCATAAATCAAGTACTTACATATGACCAAGACAACAGTGAGTGGTCTAACGCATACCCCGATCAGACAATCGTTTTGGTTAAGAATACTTCCGGAGCGCCTATGACGAGAGGTCAAGCAGTTCATGTTACTGGTTCTAATGGAAATAACATGTTTCAGGTTGAATTGGCAGATGCTTCCGATCCAACAAAGATGCCAGCAATTGGTATTGTTTATGAAGATATACCAATCAATGGAGAGGGTGCCGCTGTTACATTTGGTAGAGCTAATGGAATTGGTGGAATATCTGGTTATACAAACGGTGACACACTTTATGTTGCGAGTGGTACTCCAGGTGGTTTAACAAATGTAAAACCGTATGGAGTTGATCTTGATCTCATTCAAAATATTGGTGTCGTTGTTAATCAAAGTTCAGGTGTCGTGTTCGTGACAGGTATTGGTCGCGCGAATGATATTCCAAATGCGAGGATTATCACAGACTACAATGA